GACATTCTCGTTTCGTACGTGAGGTAGGGGTAGCTAGTATCAACGACCCTAACATCCGTCAAAAGACAGTACAGATGAAATTCTTATCTGATACTAAACAACAGTCTATCGCAGCTGGTCTTGTAAACAACATCGCTGACCCAATGTCAATCTTGACAGAAGATGCAATCTCTGTTATTGCAAAATCTATCGAGTGGGGTATTTTCTACGGTGATGCAGGTTTATCAGCTGAAGACGACAGCCAAGCAGGTTTAGAGTTCGATGGTTTACAAAAATTAATCGACCCTAATACAAATGTAATTGATTTAGGCGGTAAACGTTTAACAGAAGAAACTTTAAACAAAGCAGCAGTAATCGTCGGTAAAGGTTATGGTCGCGCTACTGATGCGTTTATGCCGATTGGGGTTCAAGCGGACTTTACAAATAACCTATTAGACCGTCAACGTGTAATTCAACCGTCACAAGCTGGTGGATTCTCTACTGGATTCTCTATCAATCAATTCTTGTCTACTCGTGGCGCTATCACACTTCACGGTTCAACAATCATGGAGAACGATAACATCTTAGTAGAAGGACGAATGATTGAGCCTAACGCACCTCAAGCTCCAGCATCAGTTACAGCTACAGTTGCGGCTGGTAAAGGTAAGTTCCGACCAGAGGACTTAAAAGAGCAATCATATAAAGTTGTAGTTCATTCTGATGATGCTGAGTCTTTACCTTCTGAAGAAGTATTAGCTACAGTTGGCGCAGCAGAAGATGAGGTTAAATTAACTGTTAAGTTAGCTAACCTATATCAAGCTTCTCCACAATTCATCTCAGTTTACCGACGCGGTAATGAAACAGGACATTACTTCCTGATTGCACGTTTCCCAGTTTCAAAACGCAATGACCAAGATGAGTTAATTGTAATCGACCGAAATGAAACAATCCCAGAAACAACTGATGTGTTCGTTGGTGAACTAACGCCTCAAGTTATTAGTTTACTAGAGCTGCTTCCAATGATGAAATTACCACTTGCTCAAATGAACGCTACAACTACATTCACAGTTCTTTGGTACGGTGCTTTAGCACTTTACGCTCCTAAGAAATGGGTTCGTATCCGTAACGTACAATACATCCCAGCATTAGCTGCTGATGTAACTTACCGTCCTTAACTGGATGGTAAGTCCTTATAGAAGTAACCAATGAAGGTGAAAATATGCTCACACTAAACGACCGTAAACGAGGTTACTCAAGGAAATACCAATTGAATAGTTCGATGATAATTGAATAACAACTAAATAGGAGCAGATATATTTCTGCTCCTTTTATTATACTAAAAACTTGGAGGAATTACAAATGTTAAAAAGTATTTTTTATGCAGACTATAAAACAGCTACACGTTTTGGTGAGGTTTACTTCGATAAAGACGGTGTAGCTCAAGGGTTAACGCTGGAACAAGAGCGAGCTTTATCTAAAGTTATTGATTACGAGTTTACAGAACCGGAACCAGAAAAACCGAAGGCTCCAGCTAAACCTAAATCGCCAGCAAAGCCTAAAGCAAAACCAGTACCAAAAGAAGATAAATAAGGAGGGTTAGATATGGGCGCGCAATTAGTAGAACCAGAAAGCGGTAGTCCGTATCAACATAATAATAAAAAGAGAATCGAGCTAGCTGATGTAGATAAACTGACGCTAGCTGATTTTGGTTTTACAGTTGATGCGGTTAAAATGAACCATTTTGGTATTAATGTAAAAGACCCGACGACAGGCGAATACTTACCTGATTCGTTTTATGAGGCTAAAATAGAACAAGCTATTGCACAAGTAGAGAAGATTCTAGACATCGTTATCATCCCTAGATATGTCGAAGAGCATGCTGATTTCTATCGTAATGACTTTGACTCTTACAACTTCATTCGAACGCGTAAACGTCCGGTAGTACAGTTAGAGAAGATGCGTATGGAGTATGGTGGAGGTACTATATTCTCGTATCCTACAAAATGGTGGAGAGTATACACATTGGAGGGACATATTGAATTATTACCTACAATGCTTTTATCTTCACAAGGACAAAATCTAAGTCTATCAAATATTTACTCAGGGTACCCTATGATATCTGGTATACCTTCTCTAGTAGGCGGAGAGTACGCACCACAACTATTCCATGTCGAATATGTCGCTGGACTATTACCACCTAAACGAAGAGGCGTGAGCGAAGACTGGGAGTTATCTCCTGACTTATGGACGCTAGTTATTAAAGTAGCTCTTAAAGAAGTACTACAACAATGGGGAAGACTAATCGTAGGTGCAGGTATCGCAGAAATGACTACACAAATCGATGGGGTATTCCAAAAGATTAATACAACTCAGTCTGCTATGTATGGTGGAGCTTCAGCAGATATTATGCAATTAGACAGAGACATTGATGATTTAGTAAAAGGTTTAAAATCACATTATGGTATTAACTTAGGTATTATCTAGGAGGCGATAGTATGGCAGAAAAACCAGTTATTTTACAATCCATCGCACAAGCTACAAATAGGCTACCTGATTTAGACCAGCATATAAACACATTTTCTCAAAAAGTACTTTGGGAGAAATCATTCCTTTGCCCATGTAAAGACAAAGATACCTCTCAACCAGACCCAACTTGCAAAATATGTCATGGTAGAGGTGTTGCTTTTAGACCTCCAGTAGAAATGACAATGATGGTCCAATCACAAGCTAAAGGTGCAATAAATGACGATTTAGGTATTAGTGATACGGGCACTGCTATAGGTACACCTGACAGAAGTCAAAAGATAGCATTCCGTGATAGAATCACAGTACCTAAAGCCCAGCTATCACAATCAATCTTGTTCGATGTTACAGAAAAGAGAATAAAAAATGGACTATATCTAGTCTACGACGTTAACGCGGTTGACTTAGCTATGGGTGTTGATGGTGAACTATTTGAAGATGTTCATTTCCGTATAGACTACAAGACTAACAGAGTATACCCAGATTCAAGTATGCTGGGTAAAAATATATCTTTAAACATACAGACAACACTACGGTATTTAGTTGCAGATTTATTGAAAGAACATCGTTACGCCCGTGATATGGATTTCTCCCAGCACAACACATATCAAAAACTTCTATTAAAACGCGAAGACCTATTTATCGATAAAGAAGCTTTCTCTCAAGGAGTATCAAACGAGAAATCACGAGAGCAATTAGACTCTAAACGACCTCTAAATCAAAATGGTATGAACGGATTCTTCAATCACATTGGCTAGAAAACCAAGAAAACCTCGTAAGGTTCCCAAGCTCTTACAAGGCGGACAAGAGACATCGAGAGCGATTAATAATATTGGAAAGGCGTTGCAACAACAAGCCCTACAATCGACAGCAAATCAGCTCTCGAAGTCACTTCCGGAAGGGTACGAGCTAAAACAACGTCCAAAATACTTAGAGGTTACAGAAAAACGATTAATAGGTATGGGTGTCATTGATTTAAAACCATTATTCGCCAAAAGTTCTAAGAAGAAGTTCAGTAAAAAAGGCGGATGGTATCTTGACATTCCAATTCGAAGAAAAGCTAGAGGTATGACTCGCAGAATGTACGACCAGCTAAGAGCTGTTGATATGGGAGGACAGCAGAAGATTAACATTATATCCGATTACCTTTATGATAACCGCGGTGTATCAGACGCACCACTACTGAACTATAAACCTAAGTCTAACGTTATCACAAAAATAGCGTCAGGTAAAGGAAGACATGATTATGTTGCATTTAGACGTGTTTCGAATAACTCATCTCCTAGCAGTTGGATAATTAATAGAGATAGAGTCACAGTAGCCAACACATCAAAAACATTTGTAGCAAATGTTAATAGACTTATGAAATACAATATGAAGAACATGTAGAGAGGAGGAAGTTTATGTTACCTAGTATAGATTCCTATATTCATAAACAAATACAAACAACATTAGAAATGCTATTGTCAAACCGCTATATTATAGAGGAACTATTAAAGGAGGTTCAAGATAGCGTACGGGAAAAGTTCATTAGAGCTTACGTATTTGACGAAGCCCTTCAACCAAACCCTAGAGAAATACCCATTGTTTATGCAATGCCGCAAACAAAGCAACAAATGCAAGGTACTATCTATATTTCTCTACGCGGCGGAGAAGAAACTCACACTTCATTAAACAATCTGGAGAGTACGTATAGTAACCCTGAAGTTAGACTAAGGTCGCAGGTGTGCGATGTAAAAATTGCATCTGATGAAAGAATGTATTTCGAAGTAGATTATCCGGTAGCATCAATGGAATCTGTCAGTAACGTAACATTTACTGATAAAGATAACATCACCTATGAAGGAAACCGTATCTACTTTAACTACTCTTCCGACTTAGAAGGTCTTGGAGGTTTCACCGTATGGTATAACGAAACCTCAGCAAAATCAAGCAGAGTTGGTGAGTTTGGTGTTCGTTCTGGTTTTACTTCTACCGAGCATTATAGCATCCTTGTTATCTCAACCAACATGGACATAGTAAGGTGTCTAGACCTACTTTTGAAAGCCGTACTCATTTATATGCGCAGTAACGCTGAAGAGCAAACAAATTACTTATTACAAGGCATAAGTTACGGTCAAATGGAAGAGATGAATTCAAAAGATGGTTCCGATACACCAGAGATTCTATACGGTCGAGAGACGATAGTAACGTACACTACTTCATATAGTCTGGACGTTCCAATTGTAAATAAAATAGAGGAAATTGTCCTTAATAACAAAAATATAACGTTAAACACACAAGGAGGAAAAATGTAATGGCAGGAGAAAAAGGAACAAATAAAATTAAAGCGGAAGCTAAGAAACCACAACCTCTATCGTTAGTATATATTGATGATTATCTGCACATGGCAAAAGGAGCTCATAAAGTATCCGATGCTTACCTAGCAGGTTTTAAAGCACACATGTATGGCAGTCACTATATGTACAACATTAACGACTTCGAGAAAGCTTTCAAAGCTTACCAAAACTCATAATAGAAAAGGAGAAATGACACATGGCACTTTCATATGGATATAATAGAAAACGCCCACGTACAGAGGTATTCGTGGATTCAACAGCTTTACGTTCAGCTAACACACTAAGTGAAAAACCACTTATTTTAATTGGTCCAGCTGACGGCGGTGTTCCTCATAAATATGAAGAAGTAACAAACTTAGCACAAGCACGAACATTCTTCCGAAGTGGTGACCTTGTAGATGCAATCGAAATCGCATGGAACCCAGCTACAGAAAACGGTGGAGCAGGTAAAATCTATGCTATGCGTTCCGATGATGCTAAACAGGCTACAGTTGCAGCTGAAGGTGTAACATTCACCTCAAAATTATACGGAACAGATGCTAACGGAATTCAAGTTGAAATGAAGGAACACAAGGGACTAAACGGTGTTGCTACTAAAGGTAAGGACGTAACAGTCTACTTTGTAAAAGACCGCTATCAAAACACATATCCTGATGTTGGTAATATCTTCTCAATTTCACATAAAGGTGAAACAGAAACTGCATACGCTTCTGTAGAAGTTAAACTGGATAAAGATAAGAAGTCAACAGAGTTAATCATTAAAGAAGGTAAAGACTCTGAAGGAGCTACAGTAATTCGCACATTCCCATTAGGTGAAGGTCTTTACAAAGACGTTAACGTTTTAGTAGAGGATATTAATAACATGGTGAACTTCACTGCTTCTATGAACAACGTCGGCGGTTACAAAAACATCACAACAGAGTATCTTGATGAATTAGCAGAAACAGAGGTTGTAGGAGACAGCACATTATCCATCACTGCAATCGGGGCTGATTTAGAAAATGTATTAGCAACAGACCCATATGTAACAGCAACAATTGACCGAAGTAAAACAATTCCTAAGGAAATTCCTATCACATATCTAGCTGGAGGTTCTGTAACACCAAAAACAAGTGGATGGGATGAACTATTTGAAGAAATCGCTAACTGTGGTGGATACTACGTTGTTCCTTTAACAGCTAGTGAAGGTGTCCATGCAGAGCTAGCTCATTTCCTTCGTAGCGAGTCTACTGGTGGTAACCAATTACGCGGATTCGTTGGCGGCGGTATTGGTGAGTCGTTTGACAAACTTCGCTCTCGTCAAGCAGGTCTTCGTTCTCCTCGTGTTTGCTTAATTGGTGACTCTGTAGAACGTCGTATGATGGATGGTCGAGTAGTTAAGCTCCCAGCTTACATGTATGCAGCACAAATTGCAGGTTTAGCATCTGGTTTAGAGATTGGTACACCTATCACTTATAAGAAAATGAACATCGAGAAATTACTAGTTAAGTTTGATAGTGACCAGTTAGACCAATTAGACGCATCTGGTGTAGTAATGACATCTTACATCCGTAACCGTGACATCTCTACATTCCGTATTGTATCTGACCCAACGACTTACAACAACGTAGAAGATGTAGTACAGAACAGAATGTCATTAGGTGAAACTTC